GAGAGATGCTATGAATGATGTTGCAAATACTGTGGAGTTTATGCTAGAATCTCATTGATTTTATTGCCCGATGACCCAGCAAGAGAAGGGACCTGATTTACACTCAGACATCGACGGGAGCGTTACCTGTATCGGGCACTTTATAAATACTTGAAAAAAGTATAATGGAAACGCTTTATAAACTTTTAAGTGATACTCAAGCATCACTTTTTTTACTATTCCAAAAAACCTGGGTCTATCACTGGCATGTTGTAGGACCTGACTTTAAGCAAATTCACGATTTGTTTGGTGGTCAATATGAAGCAATTCAAGAAGAAGTTGATCGTATCTCAGAACATATGAGATTTTTGAGTATTAAACCTATCAGTTCTTTATCTAGAGTTCTAGAAGTATCTGGTGTTGGGGAAGCAAAGACAAATATTTCTGAAATGGAAATGATTAAAGATTTGCTTGAGGGACATAAAAAGATTATAGATATGTTAGGTGAAGTTGCCGAAGAAGCAGAAGCACAAAAGTCAAGAGGAACTGTTAACCTCGCTGATGATTTAAATGAAGCACACGGTAAGTTCGTTTGGATGTTACGTTCATTTACTGAATAAAAATTAACTTATAATGACAAATGGAAAATTTAAGAATCAGGTGCCGCTCCTGTAATAGGGAGTTAGAAGGGCATCATAGTAGGACAGTCACTTGTGGTTGTTCAAATATGTCAACTATTCGTGGAGATAAAATCTCGGCAGTTGATTTGTCTAATGTTGTTATGCTAAACTCTATACGCACTAAAGAAAGGTCAGGTGTCCTTACAGAAGAAGACCTTGCATACCAAGAGTCAAGGCGTCAACGTAAAGTAAGACGTTTAGATTTTGAAATTAGATAGGATGTAATATCATATTTTCATCATAAATTGCATATTGACGAAGATCTTCATCTAACTCACCAAATCCTAATCGTTTATAAAGTGATGCCTTGTGCTTTGCTCCAATAATATAATTTTCTGCTATTTCTATTATTTGAGTTCCAATTGGGTTACACATTAATATATCATTTGGATTTGGATAATTTTTACATATCATGATATTCCTTATCTCTTTAATAAATTTAAATACTATAGTTCTATTATCATTCGTGGACAATCTTCTACGATTTCCTTCTATTGTCCAAGTAAGTTCAAATAATCTAGTTTTTTGATTATATTTAATTTTAGATAATAAATTTATAGTTTTTTTCTTAGAATATTTTTTAAAATATTCGTATACGTATGTTTTTTTATTTTTGTAACAGTATGCTGAAAGGTACATCTCTAATTCTGGATATATATCTTCAAATATTCTTTCGCAATTAAATTTTGGATCTATAATTGGACTTCTATCTCTGATTCCCAGACTTAAAAGAAATCTCTCAAACTCAATTCTTTTTTCTGATGGTTTGATTTTCATTTGATTTTATGCTATAATTTTATATATGGAAGATTGGCCGAGTGGTTGATGGCGATAGTCTTGAAAACTATTAACGTTAATAGCGTTCCAGGGTTCGAATCCCTGATCTTCCTTCTTATAAATACCAGAAAAGTCTTTGTGAAGAATGGGTATTCAGATAAACGGGCAAACTGATACGATTTCAGCGGTTGATGGTGCATTGACTGTTAGTGGTGCCGAACTGTCTGCTGTAACAAACTTAAATGCGACTGGTATCGTTACCGCTACAAGTTTTAGTGGTCCTTTAACTGGTAATGCGACTGGTCTTTCTGGAAATCCTAGTATTAGTGTTTCAACTATCGGTGTTAATGGTGCCTCTCCTCAAACACCAATAGACGCTATATCTAATAGTTCTGGAAATGGAATAACGGTTCGTGGTAGAGGTGCTGACGGATTAGGAAATATTCGTTTTACTAGTAATAACTATGCCACTCTTTACGGTGGATTTAAACACGATGCTTCTACTTTAACAATATTCAATGAATTATCTGGTTCATTAAAGTTAGGAACTAATGGAATTGATAGAGCAACTATTGATGGTTCTGGTAGATTGACTTTGCCTTATCAACCAGCATTTTTCTCAAGACCTACTGGAAATTATGATATAAATGTTGGTGAGACTACAATTGGTGGAACTTGGAATGACGTTTTTGATCGTGGAAATAATTTTAGTAATGGAACTTTTACTGCTCCGGTTGCAGGTGTTTATCAATTTTCTTGGGCTCCTTTTCTTACACTTGAAACTACAAGGCAGGATGCATATATTATGGTAAATGGTACTGGTGTTATGCGAGAAGAAATATCTGGATATAACTCAACCAGTAATAGAAGTGGATCAGTTCATGGAATATATCAATTATCAGCAAATGATGCTGTAACTTTTGGTGTTTATTCAACAGCGGGCAATACCATATATTTTACTGTTAATCCATGGTGTTATGCTTGTGGTTACCTCATAGGATAAATACTCAAAAAAAGACTTACTATGAACTACACAATTACTCTTACCGAAGCAGAAGACCTAGCACTTCAATATGTTGCTGCTGACCCTCAAGACTGGATCGATAATGCTGCGACTAATCGTGCTCGGATTGCGATTGATGAAATCTGTGACTTATATGTTAAGACTAAACTAGAAAACAACCAACCCATCACAGCAACCAACAAACCCGATATGGTTCTTGCTGCTTATGAGGAAGGTTTAATCAAGACAGCAGCACAAAGAAACGAAGAAGCATCAACTCCTGCCGAATAAAGATTCAAAAAACTACTATTAGTATCTAACGTAACAATATTCATATTCAATGTTTTATTATTCTCATATACTTGGCAAAATAAAATTATTTGTTTTATAAATTATAAGTAACAATCTGATACAAAACAAATGGATTCTCACACCTTAAACAATTGGGTGAAAATTAAAGAAACATTTGAGAAGTCTGGAAATACTGATAATCAATTTTATAAAAGAGCGTGTGTTATAATAAAGACTGGTAAAGATCCCCTTGCAAAATTTCTTGGAGATGAGAAGTGATGGAACCATTTGATGATGATTATGTAACTCGCACAGATGTTCGGGAGATGATTGATGCTGCGATTGATAAGCACAACAAGACTGCAACAATAATTTCTGCATCCATTGGTTCAGTGCTTCTGGGATTTTATGCTCACGGTCTGTTGACGGTCATTGACAGAGTTGGGTGATTGTGGTATTATAGATATATCAACGGAATGTCGCCTAACTTGGTCATGGCACCTGCTTTGGGAGTAGGAATAATCTCGGTTCAAATCCGAGCATTCCGATTGCCAGTTTCTCAACTGGTACACTTGACTTAAAGGTCAATTCATTCTATAATTACTAGGCAAACAAATCAAAGCAATGTCGGTTACAATTAAATTTAAGAAGGATCTCCAAACTCTTAAATCTGCGGTTAATGGCGAATTTTATCTTGATGTAAAGAGTCCGAAACTTTACAAAAAGATTCGTCGATACTATCAAAATGAAGGTGTAATGTTCTCTGAAGATGCTTTAGATAACTATGATATTCTCATTGAGTGTATTGCACAAGACCTTGAAACTTCTGAAGTTGTGTGATGACAAAAGTTCTACTTGAACGGGAAGGATACCGTTTCGTTGAGAAAGGCATCATCGAACTCAATGGTATGCCCGATTATCGTCTACAAAAACAGAACTACTACACAAAGTATTGGAATGACATTTATTTGTTTGATAATTCTATGCAACTTACTACTGCAATGGAGGATCAACAGTATACTCGTTGGTTAGATCCTGATAGAGTTCCTTGTTATGTGAAGGAAGATGATATTCTTAATTGGGATCAATAGTCACGGAGAGACTTAAAAAGCACTGGTCGGGAGCAACCCCTTTAGTCACGGAGAGACTTTAAAAGTACTGGTGGAGTCAAGTATGACCCTATTGTTTTATTGCCTTTCTCAAAGGCAATTGGTGCGGATGGGACTCTCTCCCGCCTGGTTTCCAATTTCCAGACAAAGAATTGGTGGCGAGCCTGAATGACCTAAGGGGAGAGTTGCATAAACTCTCCTTTTTTGCTATAATACATAGTACATACACTAATCAATTGATTTATGAGTCAATATGTAAAGAAGGCACTTGTATTGGGTGCTGGTGGTTTTATTGGAAGTCATATGGTTAAAAGACTGCGTTCCGAAGGATATTGGGTACGTGGTGTAGATCTTAAGAGACCCGAGTATTCTCCTACTGAAGCAAATGAATTTGTTCAAGGAGATCTTCGTGATGTAGATTTTGTTCGTCGTGTTCTGGAATATAGAGGTGATAGGGGAAACTTCTATCAGTCAGTTCCTTATCGTTATATTCAATCCTTTGATGAGATCTATCAGTTTGCTGCTGATATGGGTGGTGCTGGATTTGTTTTCACTGGTGAGAATGATGCAGACATTATGCACAACTCCGTATCCATCAATCTGAATGTTCTTGATGAACAACACAAATTGAATGAAAGACTTGGTAAGAATAAAACCAAAATCTTCTATTCTGGATCTGCATGTATGTATCCAGAGCACAATCAACTTGATCCAGATAATCCCGACTGTCGTGAAGAATCCGCATATCCCGCCAACCCAGACTCCGAATATGGATGGGAAAAACTTTTTTCGGAACGTCTTTACTTTGCGTACCATAGGAATTATGGTATACCTGTGCGCGTATCTAGGTATCATAATATATTTGGTCCAGAGGGAACCTGGGAAGGTGGACGTGAGAAAGCACCAGCAGCAATCTGTCGTAAAGTAGCATATCTTCCTAAAGAAGGTGGTACGATTGAAGTCTGGGGTGATGGTAAGCAGACTCGTTCATTCCTCTACATTGACGAATGTATTGAAGCAACTCGTCGTATGATGGATTCTGATTTTATCGGACCAGTAAATATTGGATCCGAAGAAATGGTAACCATCAATCAGTTGGTAGATACTGCTGCAAAAGTTTCTGGTAAGTTTGTTGATAAAGAGCATATCCTAGATGCACCTCTTGGTGTTCGTGGACGTAACTCCAATAATGATGTAGTTCGTAGAGAACTTGGTTGGGATTATTCACAGTCCCTTGAAGAGGGTATTCTTAAGACTTATGAATGGATTAGTGAGCAGATCAATGCGAAGAAAGTTTAATCTAGTTGGAGATACCTTTACTCATCTAACTGATGGAAATAAAGGTTATTCTGTTCACGGAAAGGAATCCAAATATATTGAGTGGGTAAAGGATGGAAGTGGAGATGCTACTTTCTATATTGATAGTACTCTTCAACAAGCATTTATTGATGAAGACAATGGAAAACCAAAATATGCTTGGTTATTAGAATCCAAATACATTACTCCCCAAATTGTAGATACCGTAAGACTATTTCCAGAAAAATATTTGGAAATGTTTGATACTATTTTTACACATAATCAAGAATTACTTAAGATTGATTCTAAATTTAAATGGTGCCCTGCTCAAGGGTTTTGGATTAAAGAACCAAAAATTTATGAGAAATCAAAAATGATTTCAATGATCGCATCAAATAAAAGAATGTGTGATGGGCATCGTTTGAGACTTCAATGGGTAGAACGTATTGGTGATCAAGTTGATCTTTATGGTCGCGGATTTAACGAGATTGCTCTAAAAGAAGAAGGTCTTTGTGATTATATGTTCTCTGTTGCAATTGAAAATGGTCAGTACGAAACTTATTTTACCGAAAAACTTTTAGATTGCTTTGCTACAGGTACTATTCCCGTTTATCTGGGTGCTCCTGATATTGGTAAGGTCTTTAATTCTGATGGAATTATTGCACTCTCCGATGAATTTGACGTATCAGAAGAATTGTATTATAGTAAGATGAATGCGATTAAAGAAAATCTTGAGAAAGCAAAAGAGATGGAAATTTTAGAAGACTTTATTTACCTTAACTACTTTAACTAAAATGGGACAAATTTATCAGGCAATCAAACCAAAAGAAGTCATTGAGACTTTTGGTATTAAAAACTTTGTAGAGACTGGAACTGGAATTGCCGACAGTCTTTCTTATATTCTCAATGTTCGTCCAGATGATCTAAATGTTTATACGATTGAGTTAATGGATGAACTTCATAGCAAGTTAGTGGAGAAGTTTGAGGGCACACCAAATCTTCATCTGATTAAGGGTTATAGTCACGTTGAAATGAAGAACATTCTGGAAACACTATCTTCAGAACCAACTTTGTTTTGGCACGATGCTCACTTTCCTGGAGCAGACTTTAATATCAATGGTGCAACTTATACCAGTGAATCAGATCCTACAAAGCGTATTCCTCTTGAATCTGAATTGAGATCTATCAAAGAAAGTGGTAGAGATATTTCAAAGGATGTATTTGTTCTTGATGATTTGAGAGTTTATAAGGATGGTCCTTATGAGGGAGGTAATTGGGATTTAAGACAATATGCTGGTGCAGATAATATTGATTTTGTATATGAGTTATTTGATGAAACTCATGTTATAATAGAATCATATGTTGCTCAAGGATTTTTGATTCTATTTCCTGTTGATGCAGACATTGAAGTTTGTAAAGATCTTATTGAAGGAGTTGTAAATTAATGAAATTTTTAATTACTGGAATCACTGGATTTGCTGGTCCCCATATGGCAAATCTTCTCCATAGTCAAGGGCACGAAGTCTATGGACTGATTCGTCGTACTAATGGTATGGAAACGGATATTCATGATGTAGTGCCTGATGAAGTTTATAATTCAATCACTTTCTTGTATTCTGATCTTTGTAATTATCGCTCGCTACGGAATGTGTTTGAGACGCATCAGTTTGATGGAGTATTTCATCTAGCAGCACAATCTCATCCTCCCTCTAGCTTCATTGATCCTATTGGAACAATGGAAACGAATGTAATGGGTAGTGCGAATCTGATTCAGGTTATTGTGGATCACCAACCTGATTGTAAGTTGATGTTCTGCTCTACCTCTGAAGTTTATGGTAATGTCGGACAAGATGGTCGCAAGATTCATTGGGAAGATACAATTCTTCCTGCGAATCCTTATGGTGCATCAAAGGCAGCAACTGATGTATATCTTCAGGAACGTATGCAGAATGGATTTATCAAAGGATTTATTACCCGTGCATTCTCTCATACTGGACCTCGTAGAGGTAAGATCTTCTCAATCTCATCTGATGCCTATCAAATTGCTAGGATGATGAAAGGTCTTCAGGATCCTGTTCTTCTTATCGGCAACTTAAGTACGACTCGTGTTGTAATGGATGTTCGTGATACTGTGAGAGCTTATTACCTTGCGATGATGAATCCAGAGGTAACCAATCACATTTTCAATATCTGTGGAGATACTCCTCGTAAGATGCAGTTCTTTACCGATAAGTTGATTGAACTTTCTGGACTTGATCACGTAGAGCAAAAGATTCACGAACCTTTCTGGCGTCCACACGAAATTCATTATCAACATGGTGACTCTACAAACCTTGTTGAACTGACTGGATTTAAAGAGGAGTATGATATTGATACAACTCTGAATGATCTTCTTAAGTATTGGTACGATAAGATTAACTGATGAATATCATTGTTGATCAGGCAGGAGGACTTGGAGATATTTTCTTCATACAAAAAATAGCAGCAGTGTTATCTCAAGAACATACTGTCTATCATCCAGTCACTCCTGCTTGCTGGTCTGCTGGTGTGGATCAGATGATTACTAATTCTCATATTGGTGCTCAAGGACAACTCCAACTTCCTTCTGGTGAGGTTGGAGTTCTTGATTTGTCTAATGTTCCCAAACCAAGAGGATCTTGGGATGTAATGGGTACAAAGTATGATTCTGTGGGAATCTCTTATGATGATTGGCAAGATTATTTTAAGTATGAACGTAATCTTGAAAGAGAAGAAAATCTTCGTAAAAAACTTGGACTAGAGAAAGGAGATTCATTCATCTTTATCAATCCATATTATAGTGTTTATAAACCAATGAATGGAGTTTATAAGCAAATACCAGAAGGATATGATGGAAAGATTATAGAAATGGATCCGAATATTCCTGGCGGTAAAGTCTTTGACTGGTGCTGGGTTTTTGAGAATGCCGAAGAGATGCATTCTGTCGATACGTCACTTCATTATGTAATGGAGACTTTGGATCTCAAGGCAACACGACTCACGATTCATCCAAGACACTATAAGTATTCTGAAAGAGTCTATGATGGTATTTTGAAAAAACCTTGGCAATGGATTGAATATACACGAAATGAATGGAGAGAAATGACTCCAATGGAGGCAGAATGAAAATAGGATTAATTTATCAACCTTGTGGTCTTGGAGATATTTTATTTCTTCAGAAGTTGGCACATCATATTAAGGATCAGGGGTATGAAGTTTATTGGCCAGTTGTTTCCGAATTTGAATGGTTAAATGATTATATTCCAGACTTTAATTTTATTTCTTGGGGTGATAAAGAAGTAAAACTTACTCGCCCACCTTTACCAGATCACGTTCAGTTTCCTGGAATAGAACATTATCTTCCAGAAAAACAAACTCAAATTACTGATGAACTTTTTTATTTTCAAGGTTTTGGAAATTACCAACCGATTATGGCAGGTAAGTATGACAGCATTGGAATGGATTGGAAAGATTGGAGAGATCATATTAAATTCGTCCGTAACAAAGATAAAGAAGATAAACTGTTCTATGATGTTCTGGGACTTCAGGACGGCGATACTTATGCCCTTGTAAATAGGTATTGGTGTACACGACCACAAGTTGAAATCTGTGATAGAATATCTGTGAATCCTGCTGATTATGGTGGAGCACAGGTTATTGAAGCACGACACATTGAAGGTTATTCTTTGTTTGATTGGTGTAAAGTAATTGAGAATGCTTCGGCATATAACTTTATTGAAACATCCTGGAACTATCTTTTTGAAACTTCTGAACTGTTTGATAAGGTGAAAGATAAACCAATGTTCCTTCATCACCGTTGGGGTGATTGGTCACAGACAAGATACTTATTTAATTTACCTTGGCAATATCAATGATTAAAAAAATTACCTATCAGGAAACAGAATATCCATATTTTCAAACTATTGGTAATGCCTCTCAATTTGCTATTCCATTTGCCAAACACGTTTGTTCTGGATTTGGATATGATATTGGTTGTATGAAATCAGAATGGTCTTTTCCTGGGTCTACACCTATTGATTTGAGTTTTGATGATCCTTGGGACGCAAACAATCTTCCCGAAAGAGATCCTGATTATATTTTCTCCAGTCATTGTCTTGAACACGTTGATGATTGGATTGGAACAATGAACTATTGGTATGAACGCCTGGTCGTCGGGGGAACATTATTTCTTTATCTTCCTGATTATAGTCAGAAGTATTGGAGACCTTGGAATAACCGAAAGCACAATCACGTGTTCGTTCCAGAGATGATTCGGGATTATATGGTTGATCGTGGTTATAAAAATGTGTTTGTTTCTGGTATTGATCTAAACAACTCATTTATGATTATGGGTGAGAAATGAAAATTATTTTTGTAAATGGATGTTTTGATGTTCTTCATCCAGGACATATTCAACTATTTAAATATGCCAAGTCCCTTGGGGATTACCTTATCGTTGCTATTGATTCCGATAAAAAGGTAGCAGAAATGAAAGGTCCCGAGAGACCTATTTTTTCTCAAAATGATAGATCTGAAACTCTAGAAGCAATTCGATATATTGATATAGTACATATTTTTGATAGCAAAGAAGATTTAGAAAATTTGCTAAAATCTATCGGACCTGATATAATGGTTGTAGGATCCGATTGGAAAGGTAAGGAAGTTGTAGGTGAGCAGTATGCCAAGACAGTTCGGTTTTTTGACAGAGTTGGAGAATATTCCACGACAAGAACATTACAAGGTCTTACTTATCGGTGAGTCTTGCAAAGACATTTATCACTATGGTGTCTGCGACAGATTATGTGCGGAGGCACCAGTTGCCGTGTTTGATTACAGGGCAGAAGAGACTCGTCCAGGAATGGCTGCAAATGTAAGGGAAAACTTACTTGCATATGGACTTGAGGTTGACTTTATTACCAACGATCCAGATCAATTGATTAAAAGAAGATTTGTTGATACCAAATCAAATCAATTGCTTTTACGTGAAGATGTGGGACATCAGGTAGATCCTGTAGAAATACCCGATTGTAAAAACTATGATGCCATAGTCATATCTGATTATTGTAAAGGTATTCTTGATCTTGAAAGCATTAGTGTTTTATGTGAAAAGTTTGGTGGACCTGTTTTTGTGGATAGTAAAAATCCAGATCTAAAATATTTCAATAACTCTATCATCAAGATTAATAATGATGAGGAGAATAAGATGCTAAGTCTTCCAGAAAATTGTGATCTTATAGTTACGATGGGAAAACTAGGTGCTAAATGGAAAGACAATGTGTATCGCTCTCCACAAGTTGATGTGTTTGATGTGACTGGAGCAGGGGATGTTTTTCTGGCGACACTTTGTTACTTCTATCTACATACTAGGGATTTGAACATTGCCGTCCCAAAGGCAGTCTATCTTGCTTCCAAATCAGTTCAACATATGGGAGTTTATATTTTGACTCAAGAAGATATTGATGAGGTTTTATGAAAGTTTTAAATTTTGTGAGACCAGAAAATGGTCTTACTGAAGATCCTTTATACTATTTAAATTTTGAAAAGTATGAAGGTATTGCCAGAGACTGCTATTTGTTTATGGCTGATTTTTATGGAGACTTATATTCTGGTAACTATGAAGATAAAGAAAAAGTTGTTTTAACTTTAGAAGAACCAAACTTTTGTGTTGTTCAAGGACCAAAGGCAGTTCTTCATGAAAAGGCAGACACAATTCTAACTCTTTGTCCATATACTGCCGAACTTTTTGATAATAGAACTTTTGTCTTTTTTCCTTTTAGCGAAGATTGGATTCCAGAAGAAAGGGAGAAATCAATTGATGTATCTTACTTTGGAAGTCTTCCAAGAGCAGTGCCTTGGGAAAGTTATATTCAAAATGTTTTTACCAAATATAATTTTAGATTTGGGCATTATAGTATGGGAAATGTGCCTAGATGCTCATACGCTGATAAAATGACGATTCTGTCAGAAACTAAAGTAGCAGTTGTTCACGGTCTTTGTAATATCGATTCATCCACTGCCGAAAATTATTACAACTTTCCAAGAGGACGAGAAAATAAAGCATTCACACATATTGATCGTGGAACAATGCCCCAAATTAAATCAAGAATGTTTGAGGCAGCATTTGCAAAATGTGTAATTCTTTGTCAAAGAGATTCTTGGAATCCGATTGAATACTTCTTTACTCCTGATGAAGACTTTATGTATTTTGGTGATGAATCAGATCTTGACAAGAAGTTAGAATACATTATTAACCATTATGATGAATTTGACTATATGAGAAAAAACGCTTATAATAGGGCTACTGGTAACTATACCACTAAACATTTCGTTGAAAAGTATTTAATGTGAATAAGTATATTGTAACGACTACTATTAATCCTCCTACTCTTGCTACAATTAAGTATTCAAGAAAGGAAGATTGGGCACTTATTGTTGTGGGTGATACAAAGACCCCACACTATGAATATGAGAATCTAAATTGCATTTATCTTTCTCCAGAGTATCAGGAAAAAACTTATCCTGAATTGAGTGATACGATTGGGTGGAAATCTATTCAACGTCGTAACATTGGATTTGTTGAGGCATACAATCGTGGTGCTGATATTGTCGCAACAGTAGATGATGATAATATTCCATATGATTCCTGGGGAACAAATGTTGTTGTTGGTGAAACTGTAGAGATTGATTTTTATGATACTCATCTTGGAGTATTCGATCCCCTTTCAGTTACAGAACATAATCAGGTTTGGCATCGTGGATATCCAATTGAATTAGTTCCTTTTCGTAAGGAAGTAACTTATGGTGGAAAACTGAAACGTAAAGTGTTGGTTCAGGCTGATTTGTGGGATGGTGATCCTGATATTGATGCAATGGCAAGATTGTCTATCAAACCCACTGTTAAATTTGGTGTACAGGATGCCTATGGATCAACTAGCATTTCCCCATTTAATAGTCAGAATACTTTCTTGGCAAGAGATGTTATTCCTTATTATTCAGTCTTCCCTCACGTTGGTAGGATGGATGATATTTGGGGTGGATATGTTCTTCAGTATTATTTCCCAAACAGTGTCATCTATAACAAGGCATCCGTATTCCAAGATAGAAATGTTCAAGATCTAATTACAAATCTTGAAAAGGAAATTATGGGATATAGAAAAACTTCTGAATTAATTAGATCCCTTCCTGACTGGCAATCTATTGTTCCGAAAGAAACTCTTGCCTATTGGGATGCATATCGGAGGTGCTTTGAGTGAAATATGTTGTCGATATTGACGGAACCATTTGCACATCAGTAACTAATGGTGATTATTCAACTGCTCTTCCATTGCACGATAGAATTGACAAAATAAATAAGTTATATGATGAAGGAAACTACATTGTATATCTAACTGCCAGAGGAATGGGTAGACATAATAATAATGCTAAACTGGCAAAAGCAAGATTTTATGAGATTACAGAACTTCAATTGAAATTGTGGGGATGTAGATATCATGAATTATTTTTAGGAAAACCTTCTGGTGATTATTACATAGA